TCTGGTACCCACATGCTACCTGTTAACGGCTTTCTTTCAAACGCTGGCATTACGCCCTCCTATTTACGTTGATTTGCACTGATGGTACGCCAGATATCTATCTCTCTCTGAGCAGACTGACGCTTGGCTTCCATTACATCTACATCTGTCGTAGTTTCTGACAACCTTTCGATGAAAGTCTTGTACTCATGTGACGCATACGCCCTACTCTCCCTCTCTGCTACAGTACCATCAGCAGTCAGGAAGTGCTGAGCTTTGATAAGCTTCAGATAGTACGGTGCCATCTTAACATAGGCTGATAGCCTACCGAAGTCTTCATCTGTACTTGTTAGATAATCTAATGCTTTCTCAATCACATCATCCGATACTTGTTGCACAGTTCTCACGACCAGAACCCTCCCTCTTGCATTTCTTTCTCCCCTATTATACCATGATGAAAGGCTAAACGCAAGGTGTTAAAGATCATTGTCACCTGATGCCACCACAATACTGAATCACCTGAGGCATGCATCTTGTTATGACACTCAAAGCATAACGGCATGACCAGATAATCCGCAGCCTTGAGTGACGTACCTCCACAATGGGGAGCTAGGATGTGGGCTAAGTGATGTGCAACTATAGTATCATCCAACATACTACAGTTAGCACACTTCAATGTAGCTACCCAATCCCTATACTTCTTACTCTCCCATCGCTTTATCTTTGGAATCATATTCCACACACTCCTGATAGACATTGTTCTTCACTGTTGTCTTCGATGATTAGGTTGCGTTTCTTTAACGCCTCCTCCCAACTAACTTCTTTGATTGGTTGCCCACCCCTTGCACCATCAGGGTAGAACGTCAGCCCCCTAAGGTAAGCTAAATGATTCTCATATCTTTCCTTAGTGTGCTTGCATATCAGATGACATAGCTTTTCTATTGACCAATCCATGTTGCTACCTAGATTAATAGTGCTGCTAATGCTATGATCTGTATACTGTTGTATCTCAGACTGCACACCCATCCTTCTATCCAATCCCTTGAGTGTAGCTGATAGATCATAAGCTGTCTCAATCTTATCAGGATTAATACCTAGCTCAGTCAATGCCTGCGCTGTCGCATCCACCATGTACTGCGCCTTCCACTTGTGACCTTCCTCGATGTATCTCCTGAGGTACGCCTTCGCAAAGACCGGCTCGACTCCTGATGTGGTACCGGCAAGCATCGAGATACTTCCTGTCGGAGCGACAGCCCTGTATCCCTTTGGTCTGGATAAGAATAGCCTGTCACAGTGTTCGTTTGCACCTCGCTCTGACTCATCCTTCCATACCTGTAACCATTCTTTGAATTCATCAGTGACCTCATACTTGTAACCATGCTTTAGCATCCACTCATGGACACCCATCAGCCCAAGGCCAAGCCTTGAGTTCTTCTGCCTTACTTCCCTTACTTTCTCATAGGGAAGATCAGCCCTGACAAGACCGCAGACAAGGAACTTAGACGCAAGGTACACCACATCTTTAAATTCCTCCAATGTGTCAATGTTCGCAAGATTAACAGACCCCAAGTTACAGACATCAGAATCATCTTCCGACGTGACCTCTGTACAAGCATTTCTAAGTGTTTCATTCTGCTTCTCCCCAAAGTTAAACGAGAACCCCGGCTCACCTGTTAGCACGGCTTGCCTTACGTTAGATTGAAATGTCTCCGACATTGGATTACGCAGCCACGCATCGTCATAGTTTAGGCTGACGTTCATCATGTCAAGCGGTGCATCAAACTCAAAGTCATGCCTCTTAGCATCAGCCATGGTGAATGGCTTGCCTTCCTCAGTGTAAGCACCCTTGATTACAATATCATTCCAGTTCTTAGCGGTCAAGAACTCTTGAACGTCATCATGTAAATGATTCATGCTCATGTAGATAGCAGACCTACGCCCACCACCCTGCATAACATTCTTACCTACCGCATTGATTGTTTTCATCAGGGGTATAGGTCCAGATGCCATACCTCCTGTCCTGTTTAGCCTACGGCCAGACGGACGAGCTATAGATATATCAGCACCCACTCCACCACCTGTCATCAGACATGACATCATGTTACCAGTGAGGTCAACCCATGACTCTCTAGTATCCTCCTCTAACCTGTGCAAGTAGCAGTTGTTAAAGAACTTAGCTGGTCTACCGGCGTAGTATATATACCTACCTCCCGGCATGAACTTCTGTTCTCGTATGTATCTAGCAAGCTCGTCTTGTTCATCCTTCGACATCAGCATGTTCACTGTGCCATCGGCTGTGCCACACACATGGTTGACGATAGTGTTAGCCCTGTCTTCCCATGTTTCTAGCGGGGTACTAGCATATTTATTTCGGAACGTTGTCTCAGCTAGTTTAGTTCTCCATTCAAATGTCATCGTAATAGTATGCTCCTGTTATGTTTTTATCATGATCCCACTCATCTCCAACCTTGTCTTGATCCATCACCCGCTTTGCCCAACCCAAACTATTAACACTTGATTGAGCTTTGCGTACTGAACTTAGCCATGCATCACCACACTCACTAAGCTCATCAACTAACTCAGCGCAAGATGATATACACTTATCAACTTTTTCTATGACCATCGCAACGTCATGCGCCTTCTCTTCCTCACTCTTTTCCCTTGGCTTGTAGTTTTTGCTCACCCTTGCTCTCCTGTTTGAAGTCATCTGACTCGTCTTCACCGAAGACACCGAACTTATATGCACCTGAGATTTTCAGCACGACCCTAGCGAGAGATCGTTTCTCTGCCATCTCAGTAACGTAGTTACTACGACAGTTGCCTCCCTGTCCATGCCATGCTGAACCAAATGATTCCATGATGACATCACCTTTGTGTGCTGTCGCTTTGATAACAACAAACTCTTTCGATAGAACACACGGATCAAATACAACACTGATGTTATTACCGTACTGAATCTTCTCGATACCAGTGCGGGTTATGATGGCAACAGTCTTCCCACCAAGGGGCATCTTAAAGATGTCCTCTTCGACAACAAGATCATGGTCTTTCACAAGCTGTGTCATAAACTCTTTACGAGTTGTCATCTGTAATCTCCTTAAAGTCCTTTAATTTCAATACGATATAGCTGTCTTCATACTTCATCTGCTTCTGGTGCAGCACAACCATAGGCTTGCGATGTTCTGCCTCAGTAACAGCTTGCTCCATTGCATCATGTAACCACTGAGGTAAAGACTTACGATGCTTCACCTCTATACTCCAATGAGGATGCTCGACATCACGGCGTGACTCACCGTTACAACCAGTGCGTTCACCACCTAGTAGCCTAGCTACCTCACGTTCGCAGTGCTTCCATGTAGTCATGATAAGTGCGGGGGATGATTATCGTAGCACAAAGGAGCCGACCAGCAAGAACTACGATAACCTTTACGGACACCCCCGCTTGCCCGACCCATTATCCTGCTGGTCCGTTATTATATTTACTGAAGAACCAAGACTCAGCCTTGGCGTAGCTAGAGAACTTATGATCTTCGATAAGATCAGGATAGAATGTTAGAGCGCTATCGGTATCATCGTATTGATAGATGTCTAACTTCTTAGCCTCAGGTCTCCAGATTCCTTGGAACCTACCACGGTTAAGCCGCTTTGGTTTTCTTTCCATGTATTTTACCACCTAATAGTTTACTTGTCAAGGCTTTCTCTTTACAGCGTTGATACCATTGCTCCTTAGTCTCGTCATCTTTCTTAAACAAATCCCTCTCTAATAACAAGGCTTTGAACAGGTGCTTGAATCCCCATAGCTTACCACCATACCACTGTTTGCTATAGTCTTCAGCCCAACAGGTATCACATAAAGATGTAGGCCAGAGTTGAGTAACACGTTTACCGCATCTGCATTTCATGTTAAGTATCCATATCGTTTAGGGTAGTCTGGAAACAACGGTCCAAATGGTATGCCCTCACCATTAAATTTGCATAGGGATGATTGTTCAGGTATGTATACCTCAATACCCAATCCCCTTGCAAACCCTATTAAGTATTCTAAATTAGGGCGCTGATATTTATACTCAGTTTTATATGAAGGATCATTAGGATCAAGTACCTCTATATCATCCATGTCAACGCCCCATATTCCAATCGTGGATTCATAAAGAGGTCCGCCTTTATAACGGTAGTTCTTAATCCAGTAGATAGCCATACCTAACAGATAAGATATGGATGAATTAAAATAATCCACACCTAGAGAATTAACTACTGTCCCTAAAGGATACGATAGAGCGTTAGGAATATCAGCGTATTCTCTCTGCATATAAAGGGTACTTAAAGAATTCAATCTATCAAAATATCTAGGAGGTAATATTGTAGATTCCTTGAGTAGCTCTAAGGCATGCATCTCAAAGTGCACATCAATTAGTTCCCACATAGAATCCCAAGGCAATCCCCATATTTCCCAGCCATCATCACCCCAAGGTGCATCCTCATGGGTAGATGGAGACAACCCTACTATAGCTATTTGTTTAGCCATTTAATCAGGCTCTCTATTACTAGGTCGAGGGATTCGATACCTATTCTCCCTGTCACGTTTTAGTGCAGCGTCTTTCTCTGCCGCCATCCTATCCCTCCACTCTTGGGTTGTTTCCTTGTGTTGGTACTCAACAGTAGCGGGATCAACCTGTATGACAGGGTGCTTCACCGCTGCCAGCGTTGCATTCCAATACTGATTGACCGGCTGACCCATCCCCTCCATCAGAGTCATACCTCTAGAGGTAGAGAATCCCATACCACCAGAGAAGTTTTCTTTCTGGAACGCATGAACAACAGCCTCATCTAACAGATGTTCGACAGTCTCCAAGCTTACCTCTTTATCTTCCTCATACAGAGGATGAAGTGCTGTGTCTGACTGCCTCTCTGAACCCTCGTACTCTTGTAATGTGAAGTACACTTTGAATAATCTCCTTTTAGCCCATTCAATTTCTTCGTGGGTGTATGCAGTTAACTTATTAACATGCTCGATATGGTTCAAGCACCTATTCTTATAGACTTCAATAGGTACTGTTCCCCTTTTCTTTTCATTGTAATACATCTTCTTTACTAATCCTTCAGCCCGTATCACAATGCGTCTTAACAACGTAGAGTCCGTCATATACTAACCTTTTAAGCCTAAACCATTGATATTATTATTGTTGTAAATCAGGTACTTACGCCAGAAAGGTATGTAAGTAGAGGGAATTATGTCTGAACTAGAAGTCAAGCTCAAGAGGCTCAAGCGTAGGAACTTTGTAGCTAAGAACAATAAGCACAAAGCTAAACGCCACGCCTCTCTAAAAGCATACAAGCGCAAGCCTAAGTACGTCTCACTCGCCGATGATTCCAGTTGATAAGAACTTGCTTATCCCCTGTCCGTGCCAAGTGGATTGATAAACTTCATACTTGTTAACGTCATTCCAAACATCATACCATGTGTAGGTTCGTATGCATCCGTCCCACGACGCAGCAATAGCGACCATACCTGAGTCCTTAGTGCCGGTTCGTGTACCAGCGCCTTGATTACTATATACTGTACCATAAAAGTGTGCCATTGTCAAGCCTCATTCGTATTGCTCAGTGATAGAATCTTCAAGGTACATATCCTCTAACACTTTCATATAGTTACAAGTGAATGTTAAAGGGTCTTGTAAATAATACTCTTCATCAAGACGAGGCTCACGCTTCATTGCCTCGCTCGATCCTAACGGGTACGTTTTATTATATATCAACGACATCTATGCATCTCCTTATGTCTTCCATACAACCATCCATATCCTCAAGATAACTGTCTATACGACGAAGGCTGGTATCAAGACCATCAACTTTTTCAGCCTTATCATACATTTCTTGTAGCTCATCCATCCACTCTTTTACTAGCCTAACGTAATACTCATCGGTATCAGCAGGATGTGTATCAAGTGCAGACTGAAGCTCAAGCACTACCTCATGATCGGATTCTTTAATCACCTCAATAATCTTATGTATCAGTGTCATTAGAATGGCTCCTCGCCTATTGGAACGTGTAGTTTCTCTTGTCTATTGAGGTCATCATCTTGAATGATCTGCCCCAATACCTCATGGAGCGCCTCAATCTCACCTAGATCATACAACTTTAATACATTACCCCTCAATCCTGACTTACAGGTAATCATTACATTAATATTAGTAGGGCTTTTCTCATCATAATAAGCCACTACAATATGTTGATCTAATTGTACAGACATTGCTACATTATTCATAACATCCTCTCATAAGGTGGTATAACTTACTTCATATCTGTCTTCAATAGGAAACTCATCGTTACCAAGAGGTTTAACTTTCTTATTTCTCTTGCGAATTGGGTAGCTCATGCCAGTAACAGGCCAAGACCTACCATAATTCACATGATCTACTAAGCCTCTTGATATACCAAACATATCAGCTATATCTTGAGAGACAGTACCCTCTCGTAGCTCAATGTAGATTTCTTCTACTGTATCTTCAGTAAGTTTACACTTCCAGTGATGTATCATGGTTCTATTCTTCCAGTGTTTCAAGTAAGAATGTAGCATACTGTATAACCTTTAACAAGTCTTGCTTAGATGTGCCTCTCTTATCCCAAGCAGTAGCTAATGTTACTATATTTCCAGCACAAAAGCCAAGGTTATTCTTTATACAATATTCTACAGGTGGTATCGGCAAGTTATAATAGTCTGGTTTCAATTTAAAATGGCCCCCACTGCTCCAAAGAATAAAGCATAAACGAGTGGCACTACTGCTACCAACGAAAGAACTCCCGCTGTAAATACTAAAGCCAATAAAGAAACCTTTAGAATCTTAATGGTTTTATCCATAATCATTTACCTGTTAACTGTTAATGTCTTACTAATTGTTTCGATTGTACCACGTTTTTTACTGCTTGTCAACCCCTTGAGGAGTTAACCTCTAGTCATTCTTAACAAAGTCATAATCTGATGCAAGAAAAGAGTCATCTGCTAGTTTCAGAACACGCATGATTGATCTCTTTCTGTCATCAATTCCATCGGTATCTCCTAGATGGATGTAATCATCATCGGAATTACCTGACCAAAACATCTGGTTGTATACAAAGTTTATTTGTTTAACGGTATACCCATCGACTAAAGCTTTTACTAAGTTTGAATTATCCATTTGAACTATGCTTCCTTATAGAAGGTTAATGTTAACAAAGAAAATGCCTCTCTCAGTGATGTCGTTCATCCCATCTGGCCCGTAATCTGTAGCTGTGCTGTTTGCCGTTGGTTGAGAAGGAACAGCAGTTATCATGGAAGGGAACCAAAAGGGGGGAGAGCCAGCCGAAGCTGACCCTCCCGGTAGATTAGAAGGAGTCTTGTAGGGCTGTGAGGTCCAGAACACCTGCCTCGTAGGATTCTTTCGTTACCGCCCGATCACCTTTCAGCTTGCCTGTTAAGGTCTTTGCACGGTCCGCTCTGAGTCCCTTGAACCCTGACATGACTGCTTTCTGTAGCATTTCGGGCAATTCCAAAGGATAATCACAGCCTGCTAAAGCGTTGGTAGTCATCCAGTCGTTGATAGTAGTACAGATATCAACCTCATACTTACGCCAGCTAGCAACCTGTTTCTCTTGATCCCACTTCTGCACCTCCAACTCTGGTGCTGTTAGGAACGCCGCTTCTTCCTCTGATGGGACATATGGCTTGCACATAAAGTCGATAGAATCCTGTAACGTATTCGTATCGTATATGTCAGCCGCCATCGTTTCCAGCAGGACAGCCGCATAACTCTTAGCTCTGGCAACGTAATCAACCTGTACGTATGATCCCGTTTCCAGCTTGGCCTCGTACCGCTCCCTAGCTTCACGTTCAAAGTCAAGCTCGTTCCGTCTGTCCAAGGTAGGCTCATCCGGCTCCTTATGTCCAAAGGTGAGATGTAGCCGTAGATTACCCAAGGCTCTGCACTTCGTCTGACCCCTGAGTGAACGTATCAGGTTAGGATATTCCTGTGCCATGCCGATCATTTTATTTAACTGTTTCATGCTTATTGCTCCTTAATGTGTGTTGTTTGAAAAGGCTTGTGCTACTAATACCGCATCATGCCTATCATAAGGCATTTTTACATCTTTCTCTTTTACATCTTCCTCATAAGTCGAAAGAGAATCTTCTAATGATGTAATTGCTATCTCTACACCATCAGGGAAAGTAAAGTATCCATCTTTATGATATATGGACATATTACCAAATTCCCTGTAGAAGTCTACATAGTGCCACCAATCTTCAGCTATCTGTTCTGCCATATCTGCGCTATCATATTTCATCTGTGCTGTTCTCCAATAATGGGTTTATACGAACATCTACATCAGTGGGCATTTTACAGTGAGGAGCACAGGAAGTCAAGGGCGGACTGTTGTATCGTCCGTTTATATACCCTTTACTTTCGAGCACCGGAACTACACTTACAGCCCGCCATGATGTGAGTCGCGTAGGGGCGCGTCAACATAACAGCCTTCGGTAACAATCATCAGAGGCGCCGTAATTAGCCAGTGAGGAACAGGACTGCTTCACCGTCCGTATATATAGCTTATACAGTATTAGCAGTACAGTGAATCAAGTCTTCTGTAGTCCGTAGTCTTTAGTCTGTTCTCTCTATTACTGGTAACACCTTTAATGTAGCTGGGTATGATATCCCTCCCGCGCACACACACGACAGTTCAAACCAACCCAGTTCCCAAACCATGGTGCTGTTCGGACCCGCGGGGATGAGCGTAAGCGATTCGCCGCCCTCTGTTACGAGCGTAAGCGAGAAGACAAGCGGTGCCGGGCAGGGAAGACACTACTATGCTCCAGTTCGTCCCTCACTGGTCTATATATGGCTCGGAGGCTACCCCCTAGGCACCCCCCTCGCCGTAGAAGTATATATAAATGTCCCACCCATACAGCGAAGGGTATTTAACACTAACATAAGCATATAATTATAGAGCACTGAGGTATCTATGGCTAAGAGAATAAAACTGTATCCTTCAAGGCGAGCCCGGAAGAAGGCAGAGCTGGGAGTTGGGGCGAATAGTTGGATGAGGTCTGGAGACCCGCATAATAAGCTAAAACATGAAAAGAGACCTACCCATGATCCCATGAAAGAGTTAAATAAGACTATAAAGAGGGGTAGTGGCGGAGGAGGAGTTGGTATTGGTAGATGGCATAAAGACCCTAAGACAGGACGCAGAACGTGGAAAATATTTTAAGAATGAAACATCTAACAGATAACAACACAACCTATTGGAAGCATCTAAGGTTTGCCTTATTTATTTCCCTGAAACTGTCATTACTGTCAGTAGCAGGAGCTATCCATGCTGTTATTCCTTATATATTCCAGAGAACTGTATCTAATGGGGTTAGGGATGTAGATGCTTTATTTGATGTCCATATAGGAAACCCCGGCGGAACTGATTAGTGGCTGATTACCTTGAGAAGCTAAAATCGGAGTATCCGGGCGTATTTGGTCCTGTAGCCGCATCGGATTACACCACATTAGCAGGGATGGGTGATTCTGTTGATTATATCCTTGATTACTGGAAGGATAGGGGTGAGGAAGGTGTAAAATTCCTAAAGGATTTCGCTTTTGAACACATGACTTCTCCTGAGGTTAAGGGTTATATAGAGAGATCGAAGGAAAGAGGGGAGGATTTAGAGAAGAAAAGGGATGATTTCTCTGATGCATTGAAGGGCTATATGGACAGGTCCGAGAAAGATGCGCTAGAAAAGGCTAAAGAACACCGAGACAAGCTAAAGATTAGCGGTGTAGCACCATTTAGCCCTGACGCGCTTGGTTATAAAATTCCATTTACAGGGTCTGATAAAAAGGCACACGATAAAGCTGTATCTGAAGGAAGAAAACCTCCGCATACTAGCGCGTATGCTGATTACGAATTAGATAGAGCTTTAGAGAAAGCTGGTGTAACTATGAAGGAGTTTAAGGAAGCTTTAGCTGCTACTGGTCATTCTATGTCTCCAGAGGAGTTTGCTGGCGATCACCTCTATAAAGGGCTGGCATATACTCCGGGTGCAGGGTTGCCAGCTATTGAAGTCCCTCGCACTCCGCTTACTGATCCCACTACTGTACCTGTTGGTAGTTCTGTAGCTGAATGGGTTAAGGATGCTCTAGAGTTAGCAAGATCGGGTGTGTATGCAGTAAAAGGAAGAGATGCTGATTCAGCTTTAATCGACAAGGTGAAGTCTCATTTAGAGTTTCCAGATAGCGGCATCTCAGCATTAGGTCCAAAAGACCCATATCCCGGCATGATTGACCCTACATTTGAACCAACAGCTACTACCCATTATGATGATGTATTAAAGCATTTTGAGACTGAGGCTGTTCCGGGTCATCTGCCTATGGATATAACTGATATCCCACCTTATTCTGCGATCATGGGTGAGCCTTACAAGTATGATCCGGTTATGCCCTCCTCAAGTGATTACTCAAGACCGGATATGGAGCTTGATCCTGCAACAAGAGCATTAATTGATTATGATATGGATGCGGCAAGAGCAACCCTTGGCGACCCCGGTTATGTTGACCCGTATCCCGGTGTAGATGACTTTTCTAGTATGCCATTAGGAACTGGTCTTGATGAGGCGACTAAAGCTAAGATAGATGCTGATATGGCTTCTGGTATGTTTACTGAGGTTGCTGGTAAGGGGTGGAAAGGGGGGCCGATCCCCGGAAAGATTTATGATGCTAGAGATTTTATTACAGATTTTGGTCCCTTAACTGCTAGCACACATGGTGAGGAACCGTGGAGAGGGTTAACTACTGCGGATTTTGCAACTGATGCAGAGTTTAGGCCTGGTTCAACTGCTGCTAAAGCATCAGGGTTAGCTAGATTAGGTCTTGGGGCTGGATCGTTGGGCGCTGGTTTGATGACACACTCTGAACCTCTTGGTGTTGGGTCGGATATTCCGGGTAGAATTCCTGCGGCCCATCACGGCCCTGTATGGCCTGTAACAACTGAAATGCCTATTGATGCAACTGGTGCGCCAATTGAAGTAGATGACTTCTCTGAATTAGCTATACCGTCCCCCGCTTTTGGACTTCCATCAACGGGAGATGAGCTTACTGAAGAAGACATACGAATTCTCAAAGCGCTTGAAAAGTCTGTAACTCCCAAAGGTGGATTTGCACTAGAAGAATATTTTGATCCATCTTATACGGGCTATAGACCTTCTTGGATGGGAAAAGATATATCGGGTATGTGGCATGATACCAGAGGGTTTGCTCATACTCCGGGTTATGACTGGAGGACAGGTAGGTATACAGACGGTGGTAGTGTTGGTTCCCCAGCTAAAAGAGAGCCAACTACCGCAGAAAAAGTAGCCGAAGCAGCAGCAAGAATGGCATCTATTCCTGCTGGTTTTATTGGTGGCCCACCAAAAACAATGACCTACATAGATGCAACTGGTGGTCCCACAGCGAAATTTGGAGGGGTTGGAGACATTGGTGGTGGTAGCGGAACTGTTACAGCGCCTCTTACAGCAGGTGGGTTTTATGTCCCGATTACACCGCATATACCTATAACTGCTCCAGCGTATGTTGATCCCTTCCCCGGTATGGTTGATCCAACTTGGTCTGGATAATGACAGATAAACAAGATAGATTCATAGAAAACTATGTACTTACAGGGAATGCCACGAAGTCTGCTATTGCTAGTGGCTACTCCGAAAGGACTGCAAAGGTTAAGGGTTCTCAACTTAAAGCGCAGCTCAGAAATGAAATACTTGAAGCGACTCAAAAGGTGCTGGCAGATAAAATCCCGGAGGGACTTAGCTGGCTCACAGAACTCGCCAGAGAAGCAGAGAGTGAGTCTGTTCGACTCGGAGCTATCAAGGATTTACTTGACCGCGCTGGCCTTAAACCCGTCGAACGTATCGAGACAACAACAGTTGAGCAAATGTCAGATGAGGAAATTAGAAAAGAAATAGATGCCCTCACAAGACATTAACCGAAAGCTAGAACTTCTTAGGGAACAAAAGAAGAGAATACGCTTTAACAGAATAGATCAATACGATCCTTATCCGTACCAACAGCAGTTCCACGAAACAAGCAAAGATAGTAACCAACGCTTGCTCATGGCTGCTAACCGTATAGGTAAGTCCTATTGTGGTGCAGCAGAGATGTCCTATCATCTAAGGGGTATATACCCTGAGTGGTGGAAAGGGCGAAGGTATGATCAACCTATTACAGCGTGGGCTGGTGGTGTATCTAACGAGACTACGCGAGATATAGTACAAGCAGAGTTATTGGGTTCCCCTGACGATCCTGACGCTTTTGGTTCCGGTGCAATTCCCAAGAATTATATAATAAAGACGGAAAGAAAGCCCGGTGTACCAAATGCTAAAAGTGTCGCGCTAATACGACATGTCAGCGGTGGGAACTCTTCTTTACATTTCAAAGCCTATGAGATGGGAGTAGAGAAGTGGCAGGGCCGATCTGTGGATGTTGTGTGGCTAGATGAAGAACCAAGCAGAGACATCTACTCACAAGCCGTCACCAGAACGCTGGACAGGCGCGGTATGGTCTATATGACCTTTACCCCTGAGGCGGGTATGACTGAAACCGTAGCGGCCTTTATGAACCGTATACAGGCCGGACAGAGCCTAGTTAACGCTACATGGGATGATGCATCTGAGAAGATCAAGTCCATGAAGGGGCAGCAGGGGCATTTATCTGAGGCTGTTATGGAACAGATACTGTCTGCTTACTCCCCACATGAGCGGGAAATGAGGAGATACGGTAGGCCATCCATAGGTTCAGGGCTTATATTCCCTGTTGACGAAGAAAAGATTATTATTGATCCAATAGCGATAAAGGATCATTGGCCTAGAATAGCAGCAATCGACTTTGGTTGGGATCATCCTACAGCGGTAGTATGGTGCGCTGTAGATAGAGATGAGGATGTATTCTATGTATACGATTGTCACAGGGAGTCTAAAGCCTCTCCATCGATACACGCACAAGCTATACGATCTAGACCTCATTTTATCCCCATTGCTTATCCCCATGATGGCAATAGACGAGATTCTATGGGTAATCCCGGTCTGGCTGAGCAGTATCGTAATTTAGGCTGTAACTTTTTACTACAACATTTCTCCAATCCCCCAGCATTAGGAGAGAACAAAGGCTCTAACTCCATAGAAGAAGGACTGATGGCAATGCTACAGTCAATGGAGGCTAGTAACTTTAAGGTATTTTCTACATTAAGTAGCTGGTTTGAAGAGTTTAGAATGTATCACAGAAAGGGAGGAAAGGTGGTCCCGTTTCGTGATGACTTAATGAGCGCAACAAGGTACGCCTTCCAATCTCAACGATTCGCAGTTTCAGGTTCAGACCCTGCGTGGACACAGGATATAACATATAAGAATTATGGCATCGTCTAAAATAACAGATTCAGAAATACTAGCTAGAATCGGAAGCGAGATTGCAGACGCTTTAGGTTATAGCGATACAATCTCCCTGCAAAGGGAAGAGGCTATGCGGTATTACTATGCTGAGAAGTTTGGTAATGAGGTTGAAGGTCGTAGCCAGTATGTTGATTCCTCAGTGATGGATACGATAGAGTGGATCAAACCATCCCTTATGCGTGTGTTTGCATCAGGTGATGAGATGGTCAGCTTTTCTCCTCACGGTCCTGAGGATGTAGAGGTAGCGAAGCAAGCTACAGATTATGTTAATTACATCTTTACTAAAGACAATCCCGGCTGGGAAATACTATACACTTGGTTCACTGACGCTCTACTCCAAAAGAATGGTATAGTCAAATGCTGGTGGGATGAGTATGAAGATTATAACAGGGAAGAATACAACAACCTAGACGAGCAAGAGTTCAATGCTTTGCTTATGAGTCCAGGTGTGGAGATTCTAGAACATACACCGGAAGAAGGTTATCACGATGTAGTCATTACTCGTAAGGCTTACATCGGCAGGGTAAAGATTGAGAACGTAGTGCCTGATGAGTTCTTAATCTCTAGAGAGTCTAAGACAATCGAAGAGGCTAGATTTGTCTGCCATAGAATCAAGAAGACTTTATCTGAGTTGC